CTCAGCCTTCAGGCGACGACAGCACTTACAACTATGCTGGTGGTATGACTACTGCTAAAGCTGAAGCACTTGGTGATGGCACTGGCCAACACTTTGCTGAAATGGCTTTCTCAATCGAGAAAATTTCCGTTGAAGCTAAATCAAGAGCTCTAAAAGCTGAATACTCAATGGAATTAGCACAAGACCTTAAAGCGATTCATGGTCTTGACGCTGAAACTGAACTTGCTAACATTCTTTCTACTGAAATCCTTGCGGAGATCAACAGAGAAATCGTTAGAACTGTTAACTTGGTAGCTGTAACTGGCGCACAAGAGAACACAACTACAGCTGGTACTTTTGATCTAGATACAGATTCAAACGGCAGATGGATGGTTGAGAAGTTCAAGGGACTAATGTTCCAAATCGAGAGAGAAGCTAACGAGATTGCAAAAGGAACAAGAAGAGGTAAAGGTAACATTATGCTTTGCTCATCTGACGTTGCTTCTGCACTTCAAATGGCTGGCGTATTAGATTACACTCCTGCATTAAACTCTAACAACCTTCAAGTTGATGATACTGGCTCTACTTTTGCTGGTGTTCTTAACGGAAGAATCAGAGTATTCATCGACCCTTATTTCGCAGCTTCAAGTGGTGTACACTACATGACTGTTGGTTATAAAGGTTCATCAGCATTTGATGCTGGTCTTTTCTACTGCCCATACGTACCATTGCAAATGGTTAGAGCAGTTGGTGAGAATACATTCCAACCAAAAATCGGATTCAAGACTCGTTACGGCGTAGTTGAGAACCCATTTGCGAGAGGAACTACTCCACTAAACGCTAATGGCGCATTAGACGATAATGCTAACAAGTACTACAGAAGAGTATTGATTAACAACTTAATGTAATCGATCTGTTCACTAGAACTTTAAGGAACCCGCTTCGGCGGGTTTCTTTTTGTCTAAAATAAATTAAATAAACTGTTGACTTTAAACCAAAGAGTTAGTATAATAGTATCATATTGAGGGAGACACCCCAGTCTGGAAGAGAAAAGGTAAATGCAAATGCCTAACCAGCTGAGACAGTTTACACGAGATGGCGACTTTATCAATCGCATAGAGGTAAGAGGAAAGGTGGACACCCCGTACGGCAGCTTGAGGATGGCCGCTCTGGAATAGAGATAATATGGCGGGACAGAACAAATCAATAGAGACTGAGCTAGTCGCGAGCATGAAGAAACGCTTAATGCTAACATGGGAGAGAAACCCTGCAGTCGGAAAGGGATAGGTTATTAAGTTTGCGCTTTTTAACGACACAAGAACTTAGCGGTTCAGGATCCATTCTCTTAGCAAGAGATAGTAGGACGCTTCGGCCAACCCTACCTGGAGCTCTGAGATTAACGAGTACGATATAAGTCCGATGCAAAGCAGTCGAGAAAAAGATCCTCCGGGGTCTTTTTTTTTGTCTTATAAATACCTATATGGCAACTCAACCTCAAAACTTAAACTTCTTATCACCATTAGGTGCTAAGTTTGAAATCAAAAGACTACCTACAATTAACTTTTTTGTACAAGCAGTCTCACTTCCTTCGGTCACTATGGGTGAAGTAGAAGTACCTACGCCGTTTACTAAATTAAGAAAGCCAGGCGACCAATTGATGTTTGGTGATCTAGTACTACAGTATAGAGTAGATGAAGATCTAGTAAACTATAAAGAAATGTATGATTGGATGAGATCAATTACCAGAGTAGATAATTTTGAAGAGTCTACAGCCTGGGTCAATGAAGGCTCACCAATGAGTGATGAAAGAGTATACAGCGATGGTACGTTGACTATTATGAATAGTGCAATGAATCCCAATCTTGTGTGCAACTTTACAAATATGTACCCATCAACAATATCTGAACTTCCGTTTATGACTACACAGAATGATGTAGATTATATCGAAGCAACAGTCACATTTAAATTCCAAAAATTTGATATTGTAAAATTATAACGTTGACTTATTATGCATTATATTGTATAATGCACCCATGAAACCTAACAAAAAGGCCGCAATAAAAGAAGCAGTAATCGATACACTTATTGGGACAGCTATAATGGCGCCATTAAATTTTATTATAATATCGATATGTTTTTCGTTGTCTTTTAATGCATTACAGACTACAATAGCCTGTACATTTACATTATTTTTTATCGCAGTTGCTAGAAAAGCTACTGTTAGATTATATTTTGAGAAACATAATGACACTAGAACAACTACATGAACTTTGGTCAGCTGATGCTACTGTAGACAGAACAGAGCTAGGTGAAGAGGCCATCAAGATCCCACAATTACACAGTAAATATTTCAAACTCTATAGTCAGGAAAGATTAACCTTGCGAAAACTCCTAGAAGGGTCGAAGTCACTTCAACTAGATCTATGGGCGTACTATCAGGGACAGATGGACTTTGAGAGATTGAAGGAACTTGGATGGGAACAGAATGATCACATTATATTAAAGGCTGATATACAAATGCACATAGATGCCAATCAGTCGTGGATCAATTCAAACCTTAAAATAGCATATCAGAAAGAAAAGGTTGACTTATTAGAGTCTATACTAAAGTCTCTCAACGGCAGAGGCTTCAACATAAACGCAGCAATACAATGGGAAAAATTTAAAGTAGGAATTTAATGAAAGCAAACTTAGTTAGTTACAGTCAGACCCCTTACGGTATCCTCAACAAGCAGTTAATCGATCTCGTAGCATATTGTGCTCGAGTATCTAATCCAAGCAACCAGGACAACTCAGCTACCAATGAAAAGCTGGTTAACTATCTGATCAAGAATCAACATTGGTCTCCATTAGAGATGGTATCGTGTTGTATTGAGATAGAGACAACAAGAGACATTGCTCGTCAGTTGTTACGTCACAGGTCATTTTCATTCCAGGAGTTCAGTCAACGATATGCTGATCCAACAAAGGACTTGGAGTTTACGACTCGTGAGGCTAGGATGCAAGATCCAAAGAACAGACAGAACAGTATCAAATCAGACAATGATGGTCTACACATCGAATGGCACAGACGACAGAGGAATGTCATTGAAGCAGCAAGCAATGCTTATGAGTGGGCTATCAATAATGGTATTGCAAAGGAACAAGCAAGAGCAGTATTACCAGAAGGCAACACAATGAGTCGTCTTTATGTCAATGGAACTATGAGGTCATGGATCCACTACATTCAGTTACGATCAGCCAATGGTACTCAACTGGAACACATTGAGTTAGCTAAGGAATGTGCAAGAGCTATTGCAAATATATTTCCAATGGATGAAAATGGAAACATTACGAGTAAGTAAAGTCAATGAAGTATATATGACGGTCGACTGTGATGGTGGATCTTGTTGGGAACTACAAGATTACTTTACCTTCACAGTACCTGGTATGCAGTTTATGCCGGCTGTACGTAATAAAGTGTGGGACGGTAAGATAAGATTATTCAACCCAATGACAAAGCGAATGTATTCGGGGTTACTTGCTCATGTTCAGACGTTCTGCAAAGAAAGAGATTATAACTTAGAAGTATCATCTGATTATGACTTAGATGCTCTATCAACATATGAAGCAAATAAGTTTATACAATCGTTAAATTTAAACCTAACTCCTAGAGATTATCAGATAGATGCATTTACACATGCTGTTAAGAATAGAAGAGCAGTACTACTCTCTCCTACTGCATCTGGTAAGTCTCTTATCATATACATGCTAACGCAGTACTATAAGAAAAAGACGTTATTGATTGTGCCTACAGTATCACTAGTTCAGCAGATGAATGGCGACTTTAAAGATTACGGATACAAAGGTGAATGTCACCTAATAACTGCTGGGGTAGATAAAGAGTCTGATGAAGACATTGTTATATCAACATGGCAGTCTATCTATAAGATGCCTAAAAAGTGGTTCGAGCAGTTTGATGTAGTCATTGGTGACGAAGCTCATCTATTCAAAGCAAAGTCATTGACAAGTATAATGACGAAGCTGGATAAATGCAAATATCGTTTTGGATTTACAGGAACATTAGACGATGCACAGACGCATAAACTTGTACTAGAAGGATTGTTTGGTGGTGTTGAGAAGGTTACTACTACAGCAGAACTAATTGAAGCTGGCACATTAGCTGACTTTAAAGTAAAATGTATAGTATTGCAATATCCTGATATTGTAAAACAAGCCCATGCAAAAGACAAATACCAGGACGAAGTTGACTTTCTTGTCAGAAACGAAGCACGTAATAAATTTATACGTAACCTAGCTTTGAGTCTCAAAGGCAATACATTGCTGTTATTTAATTTTGTAGAAAAGCATGGTAAGCCACTACACCAAGATATAAAGAAATCAATTGACAAAAGTATAGATAAGCGTCCATTGTATTATGTGTCAGGTGAGGTCAGTGGTACGGACAGAGAAGAGATAAGACATATTGTTGAGCAACAAGACAACGCAATTATCGTTGCAAGTTTTGGTACATTTAGTACAGGTATCAATATTAAACAACTAAATAATATTATATTTGCAAGTCCATCTAAATCTCGAATACGAGTTATGCAGAGTATTGGTAGAGGGTTAAGGAAGTCTGAGACAAAAACATCAGCAACATTGTTTGATCTTGCAGATAACCTAACGTGGAAAACTAAGACTAATTATACAATAGAACATTTTGCAGAAAGATTGAAAATGTATAATGATGAGAAGTTCGAGTATAAGATGTACAAGGTAAAATTAAAATGAAATACGGAGTAGTCAAACTCATATCTGGTGAAGAAGTAATATCTCAATATAGCATTGGTCCAGATAAACTCGTAGAGCTTACGAACCCAGTCGTCATCCATAGACAATCTACAGCGAT